GTGGCAGATGATCGAAGGGGTAATGACAAATACTCCTTCCCAAATTGGCCTGAGAAGTTGGAGCGGGAATTCCCGTTCTGCTATTTTGGCCAGTCTAGAGAAGATCTTCTGCCTGACGAGGTTGTCAGACCAGGGTTGCGGGAGTTCCCGGCTAAGCTTATCGCTGTGCCAAAAACTCTCAAGGCCCCAAGAATGATAGCCTCCGAACCTGTAGCTCATCAGTATATCCAACTGGGTATGATGAGGTGGTTTCGGGACACTATGCCCCGAATCCTGTCGTCTTGCATTGACTTCAAGGACCAGTCGCTGTCTCAGCGATTGTGTTTAGAAGCCTCTGCGTGGGAGTCGCTAGCTACTGTGGATCTCTCCTCAGCAAGCGATCGACTCTCATGTTGGGTAGTGGAGCGCATATTCCGGAAGAATCCTTCGATTCTCCGTGCTCTCCACGCTTGCCGCACTCGGTGGCTTGTCAACGCCACTGGACACGGTGAGCCATACTTCCTCGCTTTGAAGAAGTATGCACCAATGGGAAACGGCACTACATTCCCGGTACAATCGTTTGTATATGCCATCTTCGCGATGGCCTCTGTACTTTACGAGACTGGAAAGAAACCCACATTAAAGGGTCTCCAACAGTTGTCCCGGGACATCAGGGTCTATGGCGACGACATTATTTTGCCGTCGTTTGCAGTGTCTACCCTCACTCGTGCGCTAGCTCAGTGTGAGCTAGTTGTCAACAGCAGAAAGACTTTTGCTGTGGGTCGCTTCCGCGAAAGTTGCGGAATGGATGCTTACGGGGGAATTGATGTTACCCCTGTTCGCATTTACGACTTTGAGTGCGGGCAATCAGCCTCGGCCATCGCAAGCTGGACAGCGGTCTCTAAGAACGCTGCCCGAAAAGGCCTTTTCAACCTTTGCGAGCGTATGGAACAAATGATCAATCCTGAGCTTAGGAGCTTGCTCCCGAGATCACAGAGAGATCTAGGCTGTCTCACGCTATGGTCCTATTACCCTGACTCCATCGATGGTGGGAAGCGAAGAACTAATCGCAACCTTCACCGTCCGGAGGTCCTCGGCCTGGTGGTCGAGGCAAGGGCAGTTCGGCGCAAGCGTGAGTCTTACACGAAC